CCATTATTACTTGAAGCAAAAATAGGTTCTAATTGGCTTGACACAAAGGACGTAGCGTGATATAACTAAGATTCTTAAACAATATACAAGGAGGTATATATATGATAAATAATGAAGTAGTAACGATAGACACAAATAACTTTAGTGCAATGGCTAAAGCTATGGGCATATCCAATGAGCGTAGTGAGGTCACTGATACAAAGAAAGCTAGTACACTAGCACGTGTCAGACTAAACCATAAACCTGTAATGGGTGAGGTAGAGGTCAATGGTAAGACTATCAATGCAGAAACATTGTCTGGTGGGTCTTACAAAGTAGAAGTACCTAATGGTCCTACCTATCTAGGTAAGTCTGCAATCATTAGACCTTTCATGCAGAGGTTTATGTACAAGCGTTTCATACCTGCTGTAGGCAATGGTAAGGCTAACTATAACAAAACCGTCATGGCTGACAGTCTTAATGTAGACTTGAAGGATAACTATGGTGGCTTTAACTGTGGTAAACCGTCAGGTTGGATTGAGGACTTCAAGGCTTTACCAAAAGCACAGCAAGACCTAATCAAATCCTGTAAGCGAGTTCGTGTTATCTTTGGTACAATCGAATTGGTAGAACCACATGACGAGAATGGCAAGCCTATAGACTCACTAGAGCCTATGCCCTTCATATGGGAAGTGGACAACAGGGATGCGTTTAAAATATTTGGTAAGGCTTTTTCTGATTTAGCTAAAGCTAAGAGGTTGCCACCACAGCATACTATGGTCTGTACTTCTGAAGAAGTAAAGGACGCATCCTTTCAGTACTATTTACCACAGGTTAAGCTTGACTTGACTAAGACTATTGAGCTTAACGATGCAGACCAAGAGATGTTTGCTGATCTTATGTTGTGGGTACAAAACTATAATGAATACATACTTAACGAGTGGACAACTAAGATGAACAAGGACGATGATTTAGATAAAGATTTAGTCGATGACTTTATTGATATTGAATCAGAAGAGCTTGTCTAATGAATCATCCTGCAGAAATGGCAATACACCAGTACATGTCTGATGCAGCCAATGGAAAGTCCTCTATCTCAGAGGACACCATTCGGCAGGTAGGTCAGGACGTAATGGAAGCTATGCAACGTCAGTTCGGGGGTGGTAACAAAAGGGATGAGTTTAGTCTACGTATGTCTAATGTAGGCAGACCAACATGCCAACTCTGGTTCGATAAGAATGAGCCAGAGAAGGCACTCCCTAAATCCACTACATTTGTAATGAACATGATGCTAGGAGATATAGTAGAGGCTGTATTCAAAGGCATCCTAAAGGAAGCAGGAGTTAAGTATGAAGAGCCTGAACAAGTTTCTCTTGACTTGGGAGAGGATAGTATTAGTGGAACATATGATCTTGTTATTGACGGTGCTGTTGATGATATTAAGTCGGCATCCGATTGGTCATATCGTAACAAGTTTACTTCTAGTGAAACATTAGCCGATGGAGATTCTTTTGGTTATGTGTCACAGTTAGTAGGCTACGCCAAAGCGTCTGACAAGAAGCTTGGCGGTTGGTGGGTAGTTAATAAAGCAAATGGTGACTTTAAATATGTACCTGCCTCTTCAATTAACGAAGAGGAAGAGCTTGAAAAAATTAAACAGACTACCCATATAGTAAATAGCAACACGTTTGAGCGTTGCTTTGAGCCTGAAGTTGAATATTTTAGAGGCAAGCCAACAGGCAACACCGTGCTAAATAAAAACTGTAGGTTCTGTTCATATAGACAGGCGTGTTGGGATATAACTGAACGTCCTGCTGTAAAGTCACAAGCTAGAGAACCTAAAATGGTTTCCTACATAACATTAGGAAAGGAGTATGTATGATGGAAGCAGAAGAACTAGAAGCGTTAGCTTCAAACATAAAAGAATTAGAAATGCAACTTTCTCAGGCTCGTAAAGAGTATAGAGAAAAACGCACTGCTAATTTAAGAAGTGCCATTGAAGCAAGAGCAGAGGCAAATAAAGCCGTACAAGAGGAGCTTAAAAATCTTGGATATACAAGCCCTACTGCTATGTTTAGAAACCCTTGGTTTAACGTCTAGTGGACGCTAAACAATTCATTGCAGCACGTAAGTATGGATACCGTAGTGGTCTTGAGTTAAAGATAGCTGACTATTTAAAACAACAGAAATGTAAATATAAATATGAAGCCTTGAAGATTGAATGGGAAGACCTAACATATAGAACCTACACTCCTGATTTCGTGCTGTACAATGGCATCATCATAGAAACAAAGGGTATGTTTACAGCTGCAGATAGAAAGAAACATCTTGCTATTAAGAAACAACATCCACAGCTAGACATACGCTTTGTTTTTGAAAACAGTAATCGTAAACTACGAAAGGGAGCAAAGACTAGGTACTATCAGTGGTGTAATAAACACGACTTTAATTATTATGATCGCATCATTCCTGAAGAATGGTTAAAAGAAAAAGGAAAAGACAAGCATCCAAAGTTTATAAAGTTTTCTTGTCCTAAAATTAAGAGGAGATACCAATGACAAAAAAAGTATTTTTAAATTTAGAAGAAGAAGATTTTGCTATACGATTACATCCCAAGTTTGATGACAATAAAAAGTGGACAGGTGAAGTAATAGTTGGTATAGTGGTTAGTGATGATAATCCTATGAATGACGAGGACTATGGAAACATGTTACAGTTTACAAACATGCTATGTTCTTGCGTAGGTTTAATGGAAGACGATAAAGAGTTTAGAGATGCTGTCTATGAATACTATGAAGAGCAACAAAAAGAAGATGAGTCCATTAAACCTATAATTGTAAAGGACGCAAACTCTAATGTAATTAGATTAAACTTTAACACTAGAACAGATGGGAGTGCTTAATATGAAAGATCAAACAGATATGGTAAACAGTCCGCCACATTATAATCAGTACGGTATAGAATGTATACAGGCTATCAAAGCCTCTATGTCGCACTTAGAATTTTGTGGTTATCTAAAGGGTAATTCTATGAAGTATCTCTGGAGATACAGATATAAGGGTAAGCAGAAAGAAGATTTAGAAAAGTCGCAGTGGTATCTTTCTCTTTTGATAGAAGAAATAGAAGAGGCAGAAGATGTCAATACGAGTTAAAGTTTATCTTGTCCTTGACATAGATGAAGAGGACTATCCTGTTCCTTCTGACGGTATGGTTGAAGAAGAAATAGAACAGAGCATTGAAGAATATATCTATGATATAGATGGAATTAAATTGCAATCAATTAAAACTATTACGGAGTGATAAAATGAATAATATGTTACCAACAGACTATCAAAACTTTATAGCTACGTCACGTTATGCTCGTTGGCTAGACGATGAAGGTCGTAGAGAAACATGGAGTGAAACTGTATCTCGTTATGTAGAGTATATGCACAACAAAGTTAATTTTTCTAAAGAGGACAAACATGATATAGAACAGGCTATCTTGGGTCTTGAAGTTATGCCTAGTATGAGAGCATTGATGACTGCAGGACTAGCTTTAGACAGAGATAATACTGCAGGGTACAACTGTAGTTATCTTCCTGTTGATGACCCTAAATCTTTTGATGAAGCCATGTACATATTGTTGTGTGGTACAGGTGTGGGGTTTTCCGTAGAACGTCAGTATATTGACAAGCTACCTGAGATACCTGCTGATTTAGACATAGGAGACACAAAGATTACAGTACAGGATTCAAAAGAAGGTTGGGCAAAAGCACTACGTAAATTGATAGCACTATTGTATGCAGGAGAAGTACCCACATATGATGTCAGCAAGGTACGTCCTGCAGGTGCTAGACTTAAAACATTTGGTGGTAGAGCAAGTGGACCTGCACCTTTAATTGATCTGTTTAACTTTACGTGTAACTTATTTGTAAATAATAAAGGACGAAAGTTAACAAGCTATGACTGCCACAGTTTAATGTGTAAGATAGGTGAAGTAGTTGTAGTTGGTGGTGTTCGTAGATCAGCTATGATTAGTTTAAGTAATCTTTCAGATATACGAATGAGACAGGCTAAGTCAGGACAGTGGTGGGAGACTGCACCTCACATGGCGTTGTCTAACAATTCTGTTTGCTACACGGACAAGCCTGACGCAGAAACATTTCTAAGAGAGTGGACATCTTTAGTGGAATCTAAGTCTGGTGAGCGTGGTATATTCAGTAGGGTAGCTGCTAAGAAACAAGCAGGAAAAAATGGCAGGAGAAACACTGAACAAGAGTTTGGTTGCAATCCCTGTTCAGAAATACTATTACGTCCATATCAGTTTTGTAACCTTACAGAAGTTGTTGTTCGTTCTACCGATTCTTTGTTCGATTTGAAACGTAAGAT